GCCATTTGGCGCGACCTGCAAATCAGCGTTTGATGTAGTAACGACGTAATTGCCGTTAACATCAAGATTTCCGCCCAATTGCGGAGTTGTGTCCGCAACGACGTTCTCTAACTTATCCGTATTCAGATTGGAGAAGTTAGAGTCCATCTCTGTGTGCGTAAGCGCAGACCCTTTGCCGCTTCTAGTTACGATTGTACTCACGGCAATCTCCTTTACGAGTTAGCGAATCTCAACGGTGTCGTAGTGCTTACAGTGAAGTCACCAGATGTAGATGATACATCGCCGCCAAAGTCCAAATAGGCAACCAACAAGTCATCTGCCGCAGTACCTGTGTATTTGTAAACAACAGCCGCAGCCGCAGTAATTGTTGAGCTTCCCCAGGTGACATCGGCAAAACTAATGTCAACACGGTCATTCGCTGTATCTACAGCACCAACAGTTACCGTTACCGCTTGACCAGCAGACGTATAGTTCGTACCAGTAACTTCATTAGTTACATCAGCGCGATCTAAATGCGTATCTTGATCTGGGGTGTAAGTGGAAGTAACCAACATCATGTAAAACGTGTCGGTATCGAAATCAATTTGACCCGTAACGGCGTTACGAATACAACTATTGTAGACAAGTGAAGCCATTGTTGAACTCTCCTAGGTAAGCCCTTTCAGTATTTTAACACTATATCAACCGCAAAGGTAAATACAAGCAACCTGCTTTACCTCTGTATTTGATGCAAATGTGGCCGACTCTCGCGCTTTAGCGACAGTGTAGCCCCTAACAATATCGTCTGATTGCTTCATGCCTTTTCCAGCCATTGAGCTTGTAACGATCAAATCTCCAATCTCAATGTTTCCGCCTTCGTTGCAGACGTTAATTTGACCCTCGCCAAGCGAATTGACACGAGCCTGTTGATAATTGTCCAACAAACTAGACAGTGATGAATCCAATATCTCTGAGTCCTCGCCAAGTTGTTGATCTGTGTTTTCAACTTTCAGCGCAATCGGTACAAGCGTTGAGTCAAACGTATAAACGCCAATCGCTCCTTTTTGGTTAGCAGACGTGCTAACCGATCCATAACATAAGGTGTTATTGATGTCTTTCTTGTGAGCTACGCCTGTATCAACAATGATATCTCCAGCCACCGCCGTATGAGTGTTTGCTAATAACGTATCGTGACCTTCCGTAAATGCGACGAACGATCCTGCCTTATAATACGCGGAAGCGTTTACGGCTCCATTGACTCCAGTGCCTGTGCCTTGACCAACGCCAAGCTCATTTGTATCTGGGCGAAAAAGCAACCCAGAGTCAGCGAACGAAGTTTGCACCCCTGCCGCGGGAGTAAATGTAATCAAATGATTTGCGCTAGATGATGTAGAGGTAAAGTTTTGATAAACGAAATTGTTGCAATAAATCGGGCCGTAGGCTTCGACTGCGTAATTTCTTGTAGCTAGATAGGCATACTGACGGTGTGTAGTTCCGAAACTTGATGTCGAGTTGTAAAATTCTCCTGCGGCATAGTTGTTGTTATCGAAGTCAACAATCTGTGAAACAAACCCTTTTCCTGCAATAGAGGTTGTAGCGAGTGAGTACGTTGTCCCTCCGTCTTGATTTGCACCGCCAGAAGCAAACAGCGCATCAAAACTTAACCCATTAAAAAGAGTTGTGTTACCCAATGTAAAAGAAAAGTTAGAATCTGCGTTTCCGCTGTTCAAGCGATCTGTTGTAATTGTTCCGGCGACCAATAAATTTCCGTCAATAAAAGCGGCTTGAGTCACCCAATTTGTTGCTGACTCATCATAAATATAGGCTTGGACTTCATAATCGTCATTTCTAAGAACAAGGACATCGCCTTCAACTTTTGTTTTATTACTTGACGCTAAAGCAAAATACGAATCCAGTGTTGATTGGTTTGGAGTAACAGATGTTGATCCGCTTAGTGCGTAATAGTATGTCCCTGCGCCATCATCGCCGTTTGCGCCAGAAGAAGGTGTTGCAGCGGTTGTTGCGGAAACAGCAGTTGTTGCAGCCGATACATTGCCAGAAAAGTCTACTGACTTAACCCAAAAATAATAGGTTGTTGATTCAGCTAAACCGCCAGAAACAAACTGGCTTGCATCAACAGTTGCGATAGGTGTGGCAGGTATGCTGTTTGAAGTGTTGCGAAATACTTGATAGTGCTTAAAGTCTGTTTCTGTATTATCAGTCCAATCCAAAACAACAGATTCGATACCACCAGTCGCAGTCAACCCACTTGGAACCCCAGGGGGAGTGGTATCACCTGTCATTGTGTGAGTTGCTGTAATAAAGTCTGAATATTGACCGTTTTTGCCTTTAGCTCTAACTCTTACGTTATAAGATGAACCAACAACAACACCGCCAACACCTTCTAACGATGTTTCGGTTCCCATGTCCCAAACGTCATACACTGTATCTGTTGATAGCTTCCATTGGATTTCATAGCTCAACAAATCATTCTGCGATGGTGATTCTAGGAAAGTGACTGTCCATTTCGACTGCACTTTACCATCTTCATCCAAAACACCTTCAGAACTGACAGACAGGCTCTCTGGCGGCTGTATTGTTGTTTCAGAGCCGTAGATATTGTTTTCAGAAATAATCGCATCTATGAATGTGCCACTGTCAGCAGCGGTATAAATACTCTGCGCTGTTTCTACGGCAGTAATTGTTACTGATGGTGATAAGCCGTTAATGTTTAATCTTGTATCTACGACTTCAAATACTTTGTTTGTCCAACCCATCCGAGAGTTGGTTAGCTGAAATGTATCCCCTGCCGTCAGTTCTAATGCATTTAAGTTGGCATCAAAACTAATTGTTGTTTCTTGTCGTGACCTGACTAAGTGTAATCGAGCGAGCCTTTGAGCAGTTGCCGCATTCATCGTAAATGGCAGGTCTAATATCTGGCCTGATTCTCTCCCATCTGCTGTAACGAAAGATGCATCTGTTTGTACTGGGTAATCAGTCGCTAGATAGTTGTCTATTTCTGAGAAGAAAGTGCCTTGCACTTTGTTGTAACTTTGTCGAGCCGAGTTTTTGGTACTGATGCGGATCGCACTAATTAAATGATCTTCATTTAGAGAAATAGATGGTGTGCGATATTCACCAACCAGTAGTCTGAATTTACCGTTTGTATAAACTAACTGGCCGCCGCATGACGTAAGCATCTTGTCAATGACTTCTCGTGGCGTATTCTCAGAGTTAAACACTGCACTCATTGTGTAGCGTTTTTGTGTACCTCCGTCACCGTCACTAACCAATGCATCGCAAGCGTCTGCGGCAGTTTCAAAAGCAGTTTCATCAATCTCATCAGATGCAACTCCAAGACCATATTTAGTATCAAGCAAGTAATCCCTAATAATTAGCGCAGGGTTATCAAGTTGAGAATCTACGGCTGTTGTGCCAGTTCTAGGGTCATGGATTGGTTTACCCTTTACCTTAACGGTAATTTTAGGAACACCATCCTTGTATAAGCCATTGTCATGGAACCCGCGAAAATAAATAAATGCCGTGTCGTTTAACTTAAAGTTAGAATCAATACCTGCAAAGGAAACAGGGTCATCAGAATTGCTTACATAAGCCTCTGCTGTTCTAAACGGGTAGCTGCTATCTCCACTATAATCAGCTTGGTATGGAGGTTGTAAATCACTGCTATTGAAGATTAGATCGCTGATTGCTGTTTGGTTTGATGTGCCTAACCTAAATCGGCATACATGCGCTTGGCTACCTGCTGTTGGCGCGGCATCAAACAAATTTCTAAAGTCAGTATTAATGTCGAATGGAAATTGGTCGCCAGAGATTGCGCCGTTGCTGACCTTTAATTCATTAAAATACAGTTCATCAATACTCGTGATTTCGTGACCTGCAATCGCAATGACTTGGTGCAAGAATTTATTATTGTTGCCTTGGTATCTTAGAAAAGGTTCTGCGCCATCGTTCTCATACAGGCGTTTAACGTAATCTGATGTGCCAATAGCAACAATGGTTCCGCCGACTCGGCGGCTGCCATAAATAATCTGCCTTGGTGAAATTGGGTCTTTTTCATTAACCATGATTGGCTGACCCAAGCCTTTTGGCGTTAATACTTGATTAGCAACACCTAACGCAAAACTTTTACCAAATGAACTTAGAAAAAATGAGCCTGCTTGCGCCGCTGCAATTTGGCTTGTGCCTACCGCAAAAGCAGTTCCAACTCCTGATGAGATTGCCGCACCGAAAAATGCTTGAGCTAACATCAGCCTTGACCCCAAGTAATCTTCAAATCTTGAATAACTTTCACGAACGAAAAGCCTGTATCAGTCGGGTGATCTCTGCGCTGATCTTCATCAGTGTAAAGTCGTCTGCGTGGACGCTCGAAATCGATTAGTCTGTTTTCGCACTGAATAACAATGGTAGAAAACTCTGCACCTTCTTCGATAGTCATGGTATCCATGCGACCGCGAGCAAGAATAAATGGTGTGTCGATAAGCGTATTCGCTGAGTCATTGAACCCCATGTAAATTGTGATATCTCTGTTTTGATAATCTGCATTTAATGCAATATCCAAAGCGTCTGTATTAATGCCGTTGAGATTTACAGAGAAGCCTGTGGCGCGTAGATCAAGTGTTTCCTCTAAGCCACCTATCGAAATTAGTTGTCCAACACCTAAATACGTTTCTGAGTTAATGACTAAATCGCCATATCCAGACCAAATCAATAACGGGCCGCTATATACGTCACCTGCATCAAGGTCTGCTTTAATGGCAAAGAATGGAAAAACGACATCATCTGATGCCGCATTTTTGTTTAGCGTTGTTAGTCCTCTGCCCTGACTTGTCGCCATTAGTTAGCCTCAACACAAGCAAAGGTAAATCCATAAATACTTGCGTTATTGATATTCCAGCCAAATTGGTCAGAAGTCATTCGCCATAACCCTTTAGGGTTGGCTAAAGTCAAAGCAGTATCGTCTGCTTGTGCGGCTTTTAGTGGCGGCTCAAATACAATGTCGCCGCTAGTTGTAAAAGTTGTATCCTCAACAGCCATATACAAGTGATTGTCCAACTGAAAGTAATCACCTGCAAGAATGGTGTCGCCAGATGTCATGCCGTCTACTGTAATCGATGTGTCGTTGGCTGATGCTGCACCAGATAATACAGCAGTGCTTACCGTCCCCTGGGGTGCAGTCACTAATGGGTTACCCATTAAAAACGTGCCTCTACGTCCTCTTAAAGATATAAAGAACGATTCCCATTGCCTTGCTTCAGAATAAGTAAGAGGCGGCAAAGTTACCTCTGCTTGCCACTGCGCTCCACTGTGCTGATAAACTTGTTGGTTATATGTGAAAGGTGATTCACTAAAACCAGTAGTGCGAACCAACCTCATCGACATTGAAGCGAACTCTTGATTTGGTATTGTTAGAGGATATGAAATCGCCATTAGCTACCCATCGCATTAGAGAACGAACCGCCTCTCATTCTAGCATCAGCCACCACCGATTGCGCGGCTTGAGTAATTTGCGGAAGCATATTGGTTAATTCGGCACGAACAGTCTGGGATACACCCGTTGAAATATTTATATTGACCGGAGCCTCTCTACGATTTGATGTTTGATTTGTTATTACTTGACCTTGGATTTCTGGATAATGTGAAGGCGCAGCAAAAGATTGGTTTGTACTTCCTTTAAAAGTATCGGTGCGTAGTGGTTGACCCGGCCCAATATCAAAGCTTCCACTGCCGATACCCATCATTCCTTTGTACAAAGCTTGGGTAAGTGTGTTTCTTAATTGCAAACGAATCATGTCACGCAAGATGGATCGCGCCATATCTCTAAATGCTTCGGACACACTTTTCGTTCCAGATATTAAATCAACGAAGCCATCTTCTATTGTTTTGATGCCTTTGTGTTCAACGTCCATCATGGTCATTTCTACGAATTTATATTTTTTTGCTAATTCATCGGCAGCATTGGAAGCATTTTTTGTCTTAACAGAAACTTTGTCCATGACGTTAGCTACTGCATCTAAAGGCTTTACAGTTCGTTTTCCTACATCTCCCATTTCTAGCATTTCGTCGTTAAGTAATGCGAAAGCTCCTGTTCCTGCTGTCAAAGCACCTATAACACCACCGATACCTCCGGCAACATCTTTACCTGCTTTAAACCCTAACCATGTCGAACCGACAATCATTAGCGTCTTTGCATTACGAGTTACAAACTCAAACAAATCCAACAATGAATTGCTAAACAGTTGTACGCCTTGGATGACTTGAGGGTCTTTTAATAATTCTGTAAGTTTTTGAACACTCGTTGTCGCAGTATCCAACATTCCTGAGTCAGCAAAAGAAAGTTTTAGCTGGAACCAAGCGTCTTGCATCATCGACACTTGACCAGTAAAAGTATTTGCTAAATCTTTTGTAGCTCCTGCGGCTGTTGTCGTGCCATCTCTAAATGCTTCAACAATTTTTTTCCTAGTTTCTTCTGCGCTATAACTAACGCCAGACTGGAATCCAAGGAATGCTGCGATGCCTCTTTCTCTAAATAGATCAGCAGATGCAATACCTGCTGTCATAGCTCTCTGTACTTGACCTGCGGTTTCTTGGAATGACAACCCTGAAACAGCCGCCAAGTCGCCAGTAATACTAAGAAGCCCGTTTAATTCTTCAACATTATTTGCGACTGTTAAAAGCGGGGCTGATCCTTGCTGTATTTCTTCAAGAGCAAAGGGAACTTGAGAAGCATACCCAGACATAATCTGAAATGCTCTAGCTCCATCTTTTGTGGAGCCTGTTAAATATTTGAGTCTGACTTGTAAGTTTTGTACTTGTGAAGCAGTTTGTATTGCTGACTTAACAAAAAGGCCAGTTGCAACACCACCTGCGGCTAAGGCAACTTTAAGTGCAGTGAATGATCTTTTTAAACCTTCTGCGCTCGACTGCGTTCTTTGGAAAACACGAGATGCTTCATCTTTGGCAATAATGCGGATTTTTATTTCATCAGGTGTTGCCATCATTTTGCCTCATTTGAAAATAAGCGATCCATCCATGAAATTCTTCAACACTCATTTTGTCTATCTCATCGACAGTCTTATGTAGTGCTTCAGCCAAACTATACTTGGCTTTCAACTCTGAATCGCTCTTTAGTTTCCCGACATAACCTCAACGGAAGCCGTCTCAGCAATATCATTCGCAATTCTATTCAACACATTTGGATCAACTTTTGTCAGCAACATAGGTTTATCTGACAAATCAAACACTGCTTTGCCATCCGATGTTCTTGCTTTCATAATTATCAATCTAATTAAGAATTCAGTGTCATCTTCTTTGGCATATTTACTCAGTGTTTTGCGATCACCAAGTGACAGAGGTTCAGCATAAAGAATTGTCGGGTTGCCTTTTTCATCAGGCCATTCCGGTACTTCAATTTGCTTTACTTCTTGCAACTCAAAATGTTTGGTTGCCCGTTCTAAAATACTCATTACGTCTCTCCGCATAGACCCCGTGTTAGTGTTATCGGCAGATAAGCCACGGTTGCTTACTTTTCGGGGGCTACCCTAGCCGACAACTCGATTATCAAACGGTTGTGGACGACCACGTTCCGTTTGCGTTCCATGAAAAAGTTGCTTCAACCATGCCGTCAAATGCAGCAGTTGCACTTTCTTCAGTGATAATAACTGACCCTGTGTAATATGTGTCGCCACTGGTATCACCTTCTGGATACAGATTTAAAGTGACTTCTGACCCTGCGGTCATAGCACCTTGTCCAGTTGTATCTGCCTCGTCCCAATAGCAAGTAATAGAGCCACTCGCAGAAGTCAGAGTTGGTTTATATGTGCGAGCAGAATCACCCATTGTAGTATCTTCTACCGTGTCGCTCGTAACTGTGAAAGACCAATCGCGCACTTCGGCAATCGTGTTAGAGCCGACCTTAACGTAGCCTTCCGAACCTTTATGATTCGCCATTTTCATTTACCTCATCGGTTGTAGGTTGTGGTTTCGCCTTAGTCGGCTTTTCTTTCCATCCTTTGCGCTTCATTTCTTCAACGCGATCTGGATGTACAGAAATCGGTTCACTAGCATCTTTGTGATATAGCTTCATTAGGTTGCACCTCTAGTGAAATTATACATGACCTCTACGGTTACAATCACTCCCCCGATTGGCGACAAAGCACCCTCATCAGTTTCAATAGCTGTAACCTGAGTATCTAAAGCATAGCCGCCTCTTGTTCTATCGGCATCTAAACCTTCTTCAATTGCTTCGATTAGATTATTGCGAGCCGTATCGATGGTTGTTGATTTAACGTAACCAAGTATTTGGTAAGTAACAGTAGCTTCTCGCAGGATTGAATCATCTCCGATAGTGGCATCTGATCTATCTTCTGATGCTGTTTGTATTAGCAAAGCAGGAAACTGTGCTGCCGACAGTTCGTTAAAGTCAAAAGGCTCTCGCGTAACAAACTTAACAACGACAGGACTAAAGACTGCTCTGAGAGTTGTGACAATGTTATCTGCTATGGATTCTCGTTTGCTCATTTTCTAACCAAAACTCCATAGAAAAATTTTTTGAGGAATTGTTGTTCACGATTATTAAAGCCAAAAAACGGTCTTTTAACATTTAATCCTGCGGCTTTCTTTGCTTCATTCTCTCGACTAAATTGTAATGTTGCAGTCAATTTAGGCTTATCAACTAGTCTCTTAATCGAGCTAGTCATGCGTCCGCTAAAGTTTAAATCGACAAATGCGGTCTGCCTTCCTTTTTTGGCTCTGAACTTTGCGTAATCTGCGGTGTAAGGCAAAAATCTACCAGTGTAGCCTTTACCCTTTTCAGTACGCTCTAGAATCATCTGGATGCCTTTCTGTGCAGTGACATCCAATGCTTTGACAATATCTTTCGAGTATTGTCGATCTAACCTTCTGAACAAAGCGTCTACTTCAGCAGTATCGACTTGCAGTTCTACTCTCACCTGACCAGCCGTCCTGTAAATGTCAGGTCTTTCTCTGTGTCTTGAATAATTCCATCTTCGTTAAAGTCATATTCAACACCGTCTGACAAAACACTTTCAATTTCTTGATTGTACAAGTCACGGTAAAAAGGAATCATTTCTCTAAATCTGTCGCCTTGTACCCAATTGGTTAGTTGCGGTAACACATACTTCCACAAAACAAGATAAGAGTTTGCGCGAGTCCATTGGCTATCTGTAAGAAGATCAGCATTCATCTCACCTTTGAACCCAGTGCGAGGCCACCAACGTCTACGAACTTCACGGGTAATATCTTCTTCTGCTTTAGCGTGTTCAGAAGCAAAAGAAAAAATTCCAAGATCGAGTATGTCAGGGATGATCTTTACTAAATCTTCATCAGTAGAAAACGCCATTACCACTTCACCTTATCTGCCCAATATGCCGCTGAAAATGTTCCTTTGGCTATGTTTTTGGCATGACGCGCTTTGAATGATCTGCGCT